CATTCTGTTTTGAAGATGAATCATTATATTCTGGATTAACTTTTGTCCATTCTCTAATCTGTTTCATATTTTTATGAGCCACACGTTTAATCGCATTTGTTAGCAAACTTTTATTATCATCTTCCTTGTTCCATTGATTCTTATCCTTAATATAAACAATTTCTCTTTTTGAATCAGAACAATGAATAGGTCTATCTGATATGTTTATTTGTTTTAATCCATTAATAAATATTTTGGAAATACCTTCAGAGTATCCTAATCTCCCAGTTTCTTCCAAATCCTTAACACTTACTTGCAACTGATCAACAAATTCCATAATATTCATCGCATCTTTACATGTTTCATTCAAGAAAAATTGAAGATTAAAATTGTTAGTTGTATTGTTATTGGTATTGTTATTAGTATTGTGACTATTATGATGTCCAGAATTCTTAGCTAGTTCAAACAATTGTTTATTCTGGTCTATCATAAGTTGCTTAAACTCTGAATTCTCTTTTAACAAATATTCTATTAATTGTTGTTGTTTATCTTCATTTTGTAAGTCCGCAATATTTACTATTATATTTTGAGGTTTAACCGAATTTTGAATTATTATACATTTTTTATTGTGTCTCCATAACCCAGCTCTATCATTAAAATTTTTATTACATTTATCACATTCGTATTTTTTTGTTAAAGTAGATGTATCATTCGTTGTTAACATGTTGTTTTTGTGTTTACCTGTCATAATATGCCGATTCCAATCACCCTTCTTACTACACTTAAAGTCACATGTCTCGCAATTAAAACATATGATGTTTTTTGATGTATTAATAGTTGTTTTAGTTGTTTTCTCATTTTCCAAATTTACCTTATTATTATTATTATTATTATTATTATTATTATTATTATTATTATGTTTAGTATGTAAATTACACTTTATATGATTATTTAATTGGTGTTGATTTTTACACTGTAAATTACAATCTTTACAAAAATATTTTTTTTTATCTACATATGGGGGACAACTATTTAAAGTTGATTTTAATTCTTCATAATGTAATTGTTCCTTAATTCTTGCTTCTGTTGAATCGTTACAGTTATATTTAGCAATCTCAACCATATTCCAATTATCCCAACCTCCATTTTCTCTTATTGTTTTATAAATTTTTAAAATAATTTTTGGATTATTACAAGCATTTTTATGATAATACTTTCTTACATAAAAATTAGTGGTGTGTCCAACATATGTATCAGTAATTGTTTCGTTGTTACAATAAATTTTATAAATTATTGTATTGGAATAATCAATATTATCTTTTGGCATTATATAACATAGTTTAACATATTTTTAAATTAAAATGTTTAAATATGTTAAAACATAAATTCAATGAAATTATGAATAAAATTAATATCATCACACTTTGGAACTCGGGTTTCGCATTTTTAGAGCATTATGGTCTAAATTCACTTTTATAAAAAAGATTTTTCAAAACTCTTTCCAGGTTTCTCATTTTGGACATTTATAAATGTCCATTTTTCAAAACCTAAAATACTTTTGGGAATTTATTTAACGAATTATATATATTATTGTTATAACTTGTAAAAAGCTACTTAAAGAAAAATAAGATAAGTTCTTTCACAAGTTATGAAGCCCTTTTTACAATATATAATCCTCAATTCATCTTTGTCTCTATTTTGTTTAACAAATCTTCGCTATATACCAACTTACCTGACGGCTTATAAGAGTTAATGGGGGTATATTTTTTACTGTTTTTGATTTGTTGTATAGAATTAGATCCTGGTTGTTCTGATTGTCCTCCTTCGCCTTCATCTTCTTCTCCTTTTTCTTCAATTATTTTACCATATTCATTAACTTGCACACCTGTCTTCTTTTTAATCTCCGTTCTAACATATGACGGAACCCAATGGTCCCAACAAATAAATAATGTGTTTGGATGAAAGTATCTCACATTAAAACCATTCTCTTGTAGTGTATTGGATAAATATGCTATACATCCTGCTTGGTCGTACTTTGGAATACCTATAATTATTTCTGGAACAACAAACCAACAAAATTTTTCATGTATATTTTGTTTTGCTGTTGTTTTTATTCTTACATGGATACGATTCAATATTTTTTTAAACAATTCTAACTTATTCTGGTCTACTTGACGTTTTTTTTCGTATAAGTCATCAATATTTATTTTTTCAGAGAATTCTGTAAAGTTTTCTAATGTAAAAATATTAGCCATTTAAATCAATACAAGAAAATAAATTTAAATATTAAATTTATTGTTAAGTATGACTATAAAACATTTAGTTATTAGTGGCGGAGGCCCATTAGGATTCAGATACCTAGGATCTCTTGAAAAATTAGAACAAGAAGGGTTTTGGAATGTTACTAACATTGAATCTATTTATGGCACATCTATTGGTTCCATTATTGGTGCTTTTATATGTTTAAAATACGACTGGGAAACTTTAAACAAATATATTATTGAACGACCATGGCACGATGCGTTTAAGGTTAATCCTAAACAGATTTTTGATTCATACTATAATAAAGGACTATTTGACAAAAAACTGGCTGAAATTATGTTTAAACCATTGCTAGAAGCAAAGGATTTAAGCTTAAACATTACTTTAAAAGAATTTTACGAATTTTCAAAAATTGATCTACATATTTTCACATTTGAGCTACATAAATTCCAAACTATTGAATTATCACATTTAACAAACCCTGATTTAAGTTTATTACAAGCACTAACAATGTCTTCTTCTTTACCTGGAATATTTATGCCAACTATTATTGACAACTGTTGCTATATTGACGGCGGAATAATGTGTAACTATCCCTTAACTCAGTGCCTAAGAGATCATGCTTTAAAAGACGAAATATTAGGCATTAAAAGCTCGTTTAACAAAGAAACCGAAAACTTTGCTAATGTAGAAGTAACAGCAGAATCCTCGTTACTAGAATATGTTATATGTATGTCCATAAATTCAATGAATTATATAAGAGACAGTGTTAAAATGGATAATATTGACAATACGGTGCGTTGTTATGTAAATAAAAATCCATTAACTTTGGATTCAATACAAGAGTCAGTAAGGAGCCAAGAGTTACGAAGAAATTTGATTAAAATGGGAGAAGAAGATGCTTTGGAGTTTTTATTAAAGAACAGTATGTAAAAATTGCTCCATCGTTGATTTGGTTGGTTTAGCATCATATTCGATGACCTGATTGTCTTTAATCAACTTAATGGTAGGATATCCTTCAATATTATACTTATCCATTAATTGACTAACTTCATCCGACTCGGTAGTGCAATTATATTCCATAAAATTAATTGTATATCCATTAATAGATTTGCCGTCATATTCAGACTTTAATGATTCCCATTCCGGTTTCGCGGTTTTACAATGAGGACACCAATCAACATAAAAAAGCATTAGTGTAGCGGTTTTATTTGAATTTTGATCTTTTGGGATATTTTCTCTATTTGCCTTAAATGCCGTTTTGGTATCCGCATAGTGTTTATAGGTATAATAAGCAAAAAGTATTAATAAAACAGCAACAACTGCTATACCAATAGTTTTAAAATTCATTAGCCCACTAGCTCTTTGCATTATAGACGGAGTTCCTCCAATTACATTCGGAGTATTAGTATAAGTATTAAAGTTCATTATATATATTAAATAAGAATAAATTACATTAGCATTTATAACGAATAACTTAAAACGAATAACGAATATATTTATTATTGTTTCTAAATATTCAATAATAAATAATCAATAATAAATATTAAAATATATTTCTAATGACCGAAAGCAATAGAACTAACAAAAATAAGGAAAATATATAACTACAAATAACATTAGTCTTAAGTTCATCCCAATTACCGGATAGCAAAGAAATATTAAAATTCTTTGAGAATTTGTTAGTTTGGCTAATATTGTAATATATAGTATATCCTAAAAGCGTAATAATAATGACTTTCCCAAAAATAGAAGATAACATAAAGGAATTAAGAGGTGTCATCATAAATAAAATAATAAGAAATATGGATATACCTAAACACATACATACGTTTTTAGTTGATTTGGCATATTCGATAACTGGTGTATTTTGTAAAGAAGTCATTAAAATATCTTTATATTTTATTTTTTATACTTATATATAAATGACAAAGACCCATAAAAATAGGAAATCAAATAACAAAACAAAGAAACAAAGAGTATTTAAAAAGGGCGATTTCTATTCGGGCGATGGCTTCTTAACAACGGTATGGGGACCAATTATATGGACAGCATTACATACCATAAGTTTTAATTACCCTGTGAATCCAAGTTTAGAACAAAAGAAACAATATAGGGATTTTGTGCTTTCGTTACAAAATGTATTGCCGTGTGCTGCGTGCCGTAAAAATTTAAGAACAAATTTGAAACATTTACCATTAACAATGGGCGACATGGCGTCTAGAGACACATTTTCGCGTTATATATTTAATTTACACGAATTAGTAAATAAAATGCTTAAAAAGAAGTCTAATCTAACATATTGTGATGTTAGAGAACGATATGAGCATTTTAGATCTAGATGCGTGGATGCGAAGCCGAAAGTATTTAAATATTCAGAGATAAAAACACAAAAAAATAGAAAGGGCAAAGAAAAAGGATGTACGGAACCATTATATGGGAAGAAGGCGCGTTGTATAATAAATATAGTTCCACAGGATGAAAAGGGACAAAGCATTCAAATTGACAAAAAATGTATGAAACATAGGGAATAGTTATTCAGCATACCGAAATATGTAGCCACATTTGGCTGATTTAGTTTTACCACTACAATTATCACTTATACAAGTTCTACCTATATTTAATGACTTAGCGCATTCACCAATAGAATTAAATTCTTGTATTTTATTCATATTAGTATCATATTGTATTACTTTTATTCTTCTTTTTGAAAGGCCAGTTTCTATAGCGTGTATATTATTTTCCAAACAAGTAACCCATTCTAAATTTTCCAAACAATTATTTAATTTATTTCCATCTTTATGATTAACAACTGCCTTATTTTCAAGATTTTCTAAAAAAGTTAAAGCGACTAAACGATGAACATAATATAGTGTATATTTAATTGAAACAACACAATAACCATTATTTTTACAATACTTATTTTTAATTTTATTTTTTACTTTAAGTCTTCCTTTATTGGATATATAATAATTTTTATCGTTTTTAGTTAAATATATTGGTATTTGTTTCCAAATTTCATGTTCATATATTTCCGTTTTATGTATTGACCACTTATACCCAAATGATGTATTACAATGTATTTTATTGTTAATTACCGCAGATATTTTACTCATAATACTTTTATAATCATTATTTTTTATTTTAGACAAACTATTATTTATTACCCATTCGGATGCCTTTTTTAACGAATCATAAGATTCCAATATAATATTTGTTTTACTACAAATTCTTGTAACATTTAAGGCATGACTACGGATATTATTTGATTTAGATTTATGTAAATTTTGTTCAAGATGAGTAGCCCATTCTAAATTTTCTAAGTTATTATTTATTCTATTTCTATCCTTATGATTTACTGTAGGTTTATTTTCAGGATTTTGTATAAAAGTTTCGGCCACAATTCTATGTGCTGAAACTATTTTATTTTTTAAATTATGTGTTAATGTGTATCTATTATAACCTGAACAATTTAACGATGGTTTTAATATTTTATTAGTTGTTTTGTTCTTAACAGTCCCAAAACTACTAACTTCATAATTAGGATAGTCTTCGATTGTTTTCCATATTTCTTCTTCTTTTTCCATTTATATATAATAAGAATATATATGTTTAAGTTATAATACGCATAATATCTTAAATGATGATATTGTCTGTTTGTAATAACTTTTTTTTAAAGTAATAATTTTTATTATATTCTTTTTTCTTATCGGGTGCTATTGGTATTTCTTTCATTTTATTTAATAATTTTTCTTTATGTGTTTCGTAATATTTTTTATTTCTTGCTGGGGCCGTGTATTTTTTTAAATGCTCTTTTAATTCTTCATTTTCTTTTTCTAAAAGAAATAATTTTTCTTTTAAATCCTCGTTTTCCTTTTTTATATTATCAAAAGTTTCCATTTGCTTGATAATATATTATAAATTATATTTAAGTTTGTTTAATTTACATTCCAAATGTAGAAAAGTCATTTAATACTGGCATTGGCATATAATCTTGATTAAACGCTTTATAATTTGGGCGCTTGACGCAGTCAAAACTAGACTCAGGGCAACGACCACAAGGTTCGCAGGGGGGACATTTAGTAACATCCGTGCTATCAGGACATTTAACAATCGGATCTGCACACTTTGGACAGACAGGAGGCACTACTTGAGACTTCAAGATATACAAATCTTCCTGACCGGAAGGAATTTGAGATCCCGAAACCCCTTGAGGCAAAGAATTATAGTAAGCAGAGGAATCATAAGACGAATATGTATTGCCGCCAGGACCCGTTACGGTTGTCGCTTGGCCGCCATTAGGACCATAATAAGTGGAAGCGGACGCATTAACATCTGAGCCGGTTGTATTATTATTAGAATCATACTGGTTAATAGTGTCGTCTTGGCTATTATACGTATACGCATTGTCTCCGGTATATACTAGCTTAGAACCATTAGGGCCTGTTATTTCTACTGCTTGATTACCATTACTATCAGTAATCATTTTCGCGGAACCTCCATTTTTGCCGGTATACGTTGAAGCACTAGAACTATTATTAGCATCAATATAATAAATATCAGTAGTTCCATTTTTGTTAGTTATTACTAGAGTATTATTGTTATCCGTTTTTATTACACGAGCAGTTCCGCCATCAGGGCCATAAAAGGTAGTTGGATATGACGAACCATTATAATGATTATAGTTATCGTAATTCGTTGTTCCAGAACTATTTGTATTTGTACTAGAACTAGTATTAGAACTTGAGCTATTTGTACCATTTTGTGTAGTAGCCGTTGAATTTCCATTATTGGAATTATTTGTTAAAGTTAAAACAATATTTCCGCTACTATCTTTTACTTGGACAGCCGTGCCGCCATTTGTTCCTTGTTTTACAGTAGCAGTAGCACCATTAGGGCCGGTATACATATCCGAATTAGTACCAGAAGAAGTATATGTAGTGCTTGTTCCATCACTTGTTGTAACAACTAAACTATTCTTACCAGACGAATCTGTTTGAAGTTGAGCAGAAGCGCCGTTAGAACCATAATATGTTTGACCATTTTCCATGCCCTCTTTACCACAGTTACCTCCTAAAAAGGAACATAAAATTAATGCTAATAATAAAATTACAAAAAGTATTAATAATTCGCCTTTCATTGTATAATTTATATAGTGAAAAAAATTGATTCAGTTAAATTATTATTATCTTATAATAATTATATAAAGCGAATATGTCTGAAAAGAAAAACAATGACTGGATCAGTGCTGTAATTATTGAAGATTCTGAAGATGAAATAGAAGGAGAAGTATTCGGAATTATACCTGTCTCTAAAAAGAAAACAGTTACAAAAAACGAAAATGTTCCTGAAGAAATAATAAAAGAAATAATAAAAGAAAAAAGAAAAAGAATAGTTCAACCACCATTAAAAAAATATTTTAATGAAAATGTAAGCATAATAGAATGTGGCATAGACGAAGCTGGGCGCGGGCCTATGTTTGGTAGAGTATATGCTGGACTGGTAGTTTTACCTAAAGATGATAGCTTTGACCATTTACAAATGAAAGACAGTAAAAAATTTCATAGTAAAAATAAAAAGATAATAGAACAAGTTGCTGAATATATAAAAGAAAATGCGATTGCTTGGGCTGTAGAATATGAAGACGAACAAACTATTGACGAAATTAACATTTTACAGGCAACCCAGTCGGCAATGCATAAATGTATAAAAACCGTTTTAACAAAATTACCCGATTTATTCGAGTTACAACTAGAAAACATATTATTGTTAGTTGATGGCAATTATTTTAAACCTTATACAGTTTTAAATAAAACAAAAACGAAAATGGAGACTATTAGGTATCAAATGATTGAAGGCGGCGATAATAAATATACATCTATTGCGGCAGCATCAATATTAGCAAAGGTAGCAAGAGATACATATATTAATGATTTGTGCGCTTTAAACCCCGAGCTAATAGAGCATTATGGAATTGATTCAAATAAAGGTTATGGATCTAAAAAACATATGGATGGAATTAAACAACACGGAATTACTAAATGGCATAGAAAAACTTTTGGTATATGTAAAGAATTTGCTTAACTACACAAAGTAATGTATACAAAGTAAAAAACAAATTAAGACATAATTTACATAATAATTTTTT